CTCGTAGCCGAACTCCTCCTCCAGAACCTTCACCGCATAGGCGGGCGTGAACACCTTGTTGGTGATGCCCTCCATGAGCTCCTTCCAGCGCGCCTCGCGGTCGAACGGCAGCAGGTCGCCATCCTCCGTGACGCTCTGGACATCGACCGTGCCCATGTCCCAGCCCTCGTAGACCAGGAACCAGCTCTTCAGATCGTGGAGCATCTGCGTGAGCACGGCGTTGACCGTGTCGTTCTTGGCACGCACGGTGTCCAGGGTCGGCGAGAACTTGATCGCCAGAGCGATGCCCGACTCGGCGTTGATGTTCTGCGCAGTGCCGATGGACACGTCGGACAGACCCATGGTGGACGCGGCCTCACCACCGATGAACCCGATGTGGTCCTGGAACGGCTCGACGGACGTGATGCCCTCGACCTTGTGGAACCCGGCGTCCTCGTCAACTTCGATGACGCGGTTCGGTCCGAGCTTCCAGCCGGTTGGCTGCTTGGTCTGCTCGTCGACCGGCGCACCAGAGTTGGTCCAGTACTGCCCCAGACCCATGAGCGCCAGCGAGAGGTCCTCGTCGGAGGTCGACTGGTTGATGCCGGCCATGATGCTCTCGAGACCGGCCAGGTCACTCCGGCCGAACGGGTCGTCCGTGCTCTCGTTGTTCTTGATGTGGTAGATGGGCAGCGTGGAGATGCCCTCGATGAGCGCGGCGGGCACCGGAGAGCTGAGCCGCTTGCGCTTGGTCGGGTCGGTGAAGTCGGCCACATCGTAGAGGTCGATGCCGTACAGGATCGGGAAGCCCTCGGGCGGCTCCTCCTGGCCGTAGTTCGGGTGTGCCGGGTCCGTGCTCTTCAGCCACGTCTGGACCTGGAGCGCCACGGTCTTGCCGTCGGGCAGGAGTGTCTCCTCGATGAGCTGCTGGCCGGTGAGGCGGGACAGGTCCGACAGATCGCCGTTCACCGGGAAGTACCGGCGAGGGTCCACGGGTCGAACACTGATGCGACGGCCTTCGCGCTTGAGCGGGTCCGCAGACACATACCACAGCCAGTCACCCCGGCGGAGCCACTCGTTGACACCTGCACGGAACACGGACAGCAGGCGCTCCCGGTTGAACAGGTTGCCGAACGCGCTCTGGGCCAGGGTCAGCTGCTCGGGCGTGGACGCCTCGATGCCAGCGGTCTCGTCGGCCTCGGTCGCGATGCAGGAGTAGCCCCAGCCCTTGCCGACGTACCGCGCCAGGGAGCGGATGAGCTTGGCCGCAGTCGGGACGTAGATGGGCTTCTCGTTGGTGCCGCGCAGGAGCAGACGGTACGCCGACGGGTCGTTGTTGTACAGGTCGTCGTAGAGGTCATAGGACAGCAGACGCTGGCGGTCGTACTCGTCGGTCCACCCTCCTGCAGAGGCTGCGACGACGTAGGGCATAGCAGTCGCGTAAGGCGTCTGCAGGAGGGTGTCGGCCATGTTACTTGCGACCCTTCTTCTTGGACTTGCGGTTCTGCTTGAGTCGCTTGTCCTTCTTGGTGCCGGGGTTCGGCTTGCCGCCCATGGTTGCCTCCTGGCGTTGTTGTGGTGTGGTCCTTGGTGTGTTCAGGGAACGAGTCTACCGTGGGCCTCAGCCCTGCGTCATGGTGGCCACGGTAGAACGCGCGCGACGCTTCGGCTTCTCGTCGTGGAAGTATCCACCCGCGAACCGGCTGAAGGCCTCGGGTGCGTGGTCGTCTTCCTTCAGCGGGTTCTCCCGGCGCTCCTGCTTGGACTGTTCATCCTTGGTCTCGGGGTAGCGGTAGTCATTGAACTCGCGGATGGTGTTGACACACGACCGGTCCACCCAGAACTTGGGGAGCTTCTCCGGATGTCCGTCTTCCAGCTCCAGCGGCTGTGGCATCATGAGCTTGCGGATGAGCTCGATGCGCGTGGTCAACAGCCCGCCTGTGTTGCCCTGCGGCTTCAGGTGGAGCTTGTCCGCCAGGGTCGCCGTAGCGCCGGGGTCCTCGGGGTCCGGGTACAGCAGCGTGGCAGCACGGCTGAGCGGTCCCAGGCGCGGGTCAGCCAGCACGTCAGCGGCCATCTCCCAGGCGTCCCGCTCGCGCTTGTAGTACTCGGCGATGATGTACACGTCGCCCCATGTACCAACCTGGATGAACAACAGCACGTTCGGATTCCGGTAGCCGTAGTCCGCTGCGATGTACAAGGGCAGGCGCGGGTCATACAGGCAGTCTGTGACGTTGACCTCCTCGTCGAAGTCCTTGTACACACGCCCTGCGAACTCGGTGAACTCAGCGCCGATCTCCTGCTTGAACTTCTCGGTGGACATTCCCGCTTCCAGAGACAGAATCTCAGGGTCCTGGCGTCCTCCGGGGAACAGGATGTTGTTGGACCAGCTCGGTGCACGGATGGACCAGTACTCGGTCTGTGCCGGGTCCTGTCCACGCTGCCACATCTCGTAGAACCAGTTCTTGCCCTCGGGTGTGCTCGTGAACTGAGCCCAGCCCTTGTAGTCCGCCAACATCGGGCGGATGTACTTGGTCCACACGACCGGCTTGAGCTTCGCGGCCTCGGCCAGGATCACGCCCTCCAGCGCTTCACCGACGAGTGTGGTCGGGAGCTTGGCACTCTTGGTGTGCACCTGGAAGGCACCGTCGTACATGGAGATGCTCAGCCCACCGCCTGCAGGGCTGTAGTACGTACCGGGCTGGTCGAACACGGCTCCAAGGCGCTTGAGCGTGTCGTACAGCACACGGAACTCCTTCTCGGCGTCCGAGTACTCCGGACCGACGATCCAGAACTCAGCCCTGCGGCCGTACCGGCTCAGCTCCTCGTGCTGCATGCGCACGGGCATACGCTGTGCCTCGATCGCCAGCTCGTGTCCGCCCAGGTTGGACTTACCGGTACGTCGTCCAGCGTCCGTTGTCCGGAAGCGCGCCTTGGCCGGACCGAAGCGCGCCGCGTGTACGAGCTTCTGGATGGCGTGTGGCTTGTAGCCCTGCTCGTTGAACATGGCTCCGAGCGACATGGGTGCCTTGGGTCGCTCCAGCTCCACCTTGGACGGGGTCATTCCTTCTCCTCGAACGGTCCAACCTTCTGAGCGCGCATCTCTGCGACCTCGGCGGGCGTGATGGGCCATGGCATGTACTTGTCGAGCACACCGGCCAGGTGGTCCACCATGAGCTCAGTCTCACGCTCGAAGATGCGCCACTGCCACTTGCCGAACGACGGCACGGTGCGGATGACCTCGGTCTGGTTGTTGTGCACCACATGCAGGAGCTCATGCACGAGTGTGTTGCGCTGGTTGCTCGGCGTGTACGTCCACCACTCCCGGTTCACCGCCACAGGCACTACACGCCGCCCGTACACCGGGTGCACACTGGCATTGGTGGTGTCGTCAGCGGCGGTCAGCGACAGGAACACGTCCCAACCGTCCAACCCCATGAGCTCCTTCAGCTGGTTGAGGTAGAGCTGGATGGCGTCCGCCTCGTCCTCGGTGAAGTGGTCGTTGAGCTTGCTGTCGCCCTCACCATCACCGGGCTGCTCGTCCGGGTGCCAGTCCCGTGTCTCCACCTGTCCGTTGATCGGCTGCTCGTCGGGCGTCCGCCCTGGTGTCTTGTCGATCACTTGCCTCGCCCTCCGGCCGGACGCGGGTTGAACATCGGGCGCTTCTTGGGCTTGTCCACGACCATGTCGTCGATGTCGATGTCCAGCTCCTGAGCGATAGCCTGCGCGGCAACCAGGAGCGTGGCCACAACAGCCTTGGCTCCCTCGGCGGAAGCCTCGTACCCGCCCGCTGCAACAGCGATGTGTCGGCCTTCCTCGTCCTGGTACGGCCTGAGCTCGATCACTACCGCGTTGACGGTGTCGTCGATGTTGAGTCCAATGTGGACCCGATCGGTGTCGCTCATTCGATTACCTCTCCCTCGATCTCGTCCATGTCGAGGTCCATCACCACATCTGCGGTAACGTCCTCGAAGCTCCGACCCTTGTCCACAACGATGTGTGTCTCCTGGCCGACCTTGCCAATGACACGCTCGAACACTGCCTCTGCTGCGCGCAACCGGGCGGCGTCACCAGGCTGCAGGTGTCGGCTGTTGAGCATCTCCTTGTACGCACGCTGTGCATCGGGCACCATCTCCTGGAACCACGCCATGAGCCTGCGCTGCGACTCACTGCGGAAGGCCATGGCCAGCTCACGCGGGATCATGCTCGGCGGACGCCCTCGGAAGTGCCCGTCTTGGTCCATGAGCCGTCCACGGGCGACCTCCTCGTCCGTGAGGTCCTCGGGCTTGAGCTGTCCGCTCATCCACATCTGCATGCGAGGGCTTGTGGTCCGCACCACTGCAACGGTCTTCTCCTTGACCTGCTTGCGTGTGGGACGCCTCGGCTTGGCCCGCTCAGCCATCGGACACCGTCGCGAGTGGAGGGACAGCCCCGTGGCTATTGGAGATAACACCTGCAGAGTTGTAGAGCGTGGAACGGCCAGAAGGCACATGGTACACCATTCCGACCTGTGCAAGCCACTCCGGGAACTCAGCGATGTCCTCTGCACTAGGGGAGACCGTCGCTGTGTGTGTGTGCCACAGAACAATCCCGTCCCATGCACCATCAAGCTCCATGTATGCACGGTTCATGCACTGTGCCACCTCAGAGCCGTCGACGAAGAACTCGCCACGCCCATCCGGGTTCGGCTCAGCCACGTTCTCGAGCTGGTACCACACCACATCATCGGCCTGGATGAAGCCCAGTGCAACCAGCTCCTGCATCTCGCCCGGAGCATCCACACTGGCGATCCACGCTGCACGAGCGATGACCTCCAGGGGCATCTCAGGCGACGACACATCCCGGCTCATGACCCGAACCCTTCGACGCCGTTGCCTTCACCGGACTCGCCGGTGTACTGGTCCGGCTCG